GGTAATTCGCATCCCGACATTCTCTTAGGGTGTGGCTTTTCAGCATAGTGAAATCGGGCGGGCTACGTGAGGCAATGCCGCTGACGGCGGCATGGATAGACGAACTAAGAAAAACATTTGGGGCGGAAATGATCAACAAGGCAATCAAGGGCGGCATGGCCGGCGAGGGGAGTTTTTACGCTGCCGAGGCTGGCACGGAAGTTGGAAGCCGGCCGCGTGACATTGCGGGGCATGAAATCAATGGTTACGACCTGGCAAGCGCTGGCCGTTGCGACGGGTGCCGTCAGCTTTACATGAAGCTGGTCTCACCGGATGGGCAGCACCAGCAACGCGCGTGCCGCAAGTACAAGGTGGCGGCGCAGAAGTGCGCGGACTGGTCGGCGAAATGAAGATCAGCGTCGACGTCAAGGGGGTTGAGGCGACCAAGGCTTATATCGCAGGTATGGGAAAGCAGGTGTCATTCGCGGCCAGCAAGGCGCTGAATGCGACCGGGCAGAAGGTTTCGGACGCGATGCCGGCCGAGATCGAGAAGGCGATTGATAAGCCTACGCCATTCACGAAGAAAGGCGTCCGCGTTCTCAAGTATGCGAACAAAGCAAAGCTCGAGACGACCGTCGGATTCATGCGCGCCCAGGCGAAATACATGGCGCTGCAGGTCGAAGGCGGCACGCGCAACCCTGGGCCGGCTGGCTTGAAGCTGCCGGCGGCGATCAAGGTCAACGAGTTCGGCAACATCCCGAAGGGCGTCATCGGCCAGATGGTGCGCGTAGCGCGCAAGGAACAAGGCCTGAAGAAGGCCACCGCAAAGCGCGTGCGCGTCAGTTCCAAGGTCGAACTATTCTATGGCGATCCGACCGACCATAAGGGAAAGGCATGGCCGCGTGGCATCTACAAGGTTGCCAACGGCCAGTTGATTCCCCTGGTCATCTTCCCGGTGACTACTGCCAAGTACAAAGCAATTTTTGACTTTCCGCGCATTGCCGCCGCCATCGTGGCGAAGGAATGGCCGCGCCAGTTTGATGCCGCGCTTGCTGATGCGCTGAGGACTGCGCGATGACTTGGGCCAACTACGACGACGTGGTCGACCAGCTTCAGGCTGGCGGTTTGATTTTGCGTGATGGGCTGCAGATCGACACGCCGCGCCCGGTGCGCTGCTTTATTGACGGCGGCGACCGCGAGCGGCGCGGCTGGTTCTGGCTCAACGACATCGAGCTGGACGACGCCAACGGCCAGCGCCAGCGCTACATCACCGGCGCCTGGGGAATCTATCACGGCAAAGACAACGGCAAGGTGGCCGTCAAGTTGAACCGAAGCGGCGCACCAGCGCTGTCGCAGGCAGAGAAAGAAGCCATCCGCACCCGGCACGAAGCGCAGATGAAGCGCGTCAAGGCCATCCGTGCCGCAGAAGCGAAGAAAGCCGCGGACCAGGCCGACGCCGCCTGGCGCAAATACGTGCCGACCGGCGAATCCGATTACTTGAAGAAGAAAGGCGTGCAGGGTTACGGCCTGCGCTACTCGCCATCTGGCAACGGCACGCTGGCCATCCCCATGCAGCGCGACGGCCGCATCGTCGGCCTGCAGATCGTGCGCGGCGCCGACCGCGGCAGCAAGCTGGAGAAGCAATACTGGCCGGCCGGCATGGACAAGGTCGGCGCCTACCACCTGATCGGCGGTATCCCGCGCGGCCTGGTGCTGGTCGCCGAGGGCTACGCCACCGCCGCAACGTTGCACGAAGCCAGCGGCCTGCCGGTCGCCGTCGCCTTCGATGCCGGGTCGCTGATGTCTGTCACCGCCGCGCTGGCCAAGACCTACCGCACCAGCAAGATCCTGATCTGCTCCGACGACGACTACCTGACGCCCGGCAATCCAGGCGTCGAAGCCGCGCGCCTGGCAGCTACCGCGCACGGCGCCGCCTACTTCATACCCGAATTCGCTGAAGAACGCAGCACCACCAAGAAAGGCCCGACCGATTTCAACGACCTGCACGCCCTCGAAGGCATCCACGTTGTCCGAAATCAACTGACCGCCGCCCTGGATCGCCTTGGTTTGAGTGTTCCCGCCGCGCGGGAAACCAACGCCGGGGGGCAGGGGGAGCAACCACAGAAGAAAACCCTCGTCTCGCTGCTCAGTGTGGGCGAGGCCACCGAGCGCTTCGCGCTGATCTACGGCGGCAAGGGCACGTTGTTCGACCATCAGGAACATTTGCTTGTCCCGAAGACCGATGTACTCGACATCATCCCCGACCACGGCTGGCGCGAATGGAAGCTGCGCGAAGATCGCCAGGTCGTCCGCCTGTCCGAAGTCGGCTTTGACCCGGCGTGCACCGATCAAGCCATCCGCTGCAACCTGTGGGGCGGCTGGCCCACCGAGCCGAAAGCCGGCAAGTGCGACCGCCTGCTCGAACTGCTGCAATACCTGTGCAGCGGCGAGCAGAACGCCGGCGACCTTTACACCTGGGTGCTGCGCTGGCTCGCCTACCCGATGCAGCACCCTGGCGCCAAGATGCGCACCGCGCTCATCTTCCACGGCCCGCAAGGCACCGGCAAGAACCTGTTCTTCGAATCCATCATGGCGATTTACGGCGAATACGGCCGCATCGTCGGCCAGGCCGAGATTGAAGACAAGTTCAACGACTGGGCCAGCCGCAAGCTGTTCCTGATCGCCGACGAAGTCGTCGCGCGGCAAGAGCTGTACCACGTCAAGAACAAGCTCAAGTCATTCGTCACCGGCGAATGGATACGCATCAACCCGAAGAACGTCGCCGCGCATGACGAAAAAAACCACTGCAACGTCGTCTATCTCTCCAACGAAATCCAGCCATTGCCGCTCGAACAGGACGACCGCCGCCACTTCGTAATCTGGACCCCAGCCAAACTGTCCGGCGACTTCTACAAGGATATTCGCGACGAGATCAACGCCGGCGGCATCCCGGCGCTACACCAACATTTAATCGACCTCGACCTCGGCGACTTCGACGAACACACCAAGCCGCCCGAAACGCAAGCAAAGCGTGACCTGATGGACGTCGGCGCCGGCAACGTGCAGCGCTTTATCCGCGCCTGGCTGGCCGGCGACACCGCGCACCCGGTATGCGCTTGCGGATCTGCCGACCTCTATGCCGCCTATATCCACTGGTGCCGGGCCGACGGCGTGCGCAACCCGCGCGAGGCCAACCAGTTCATCGGCGAAATCGCCAAGCTGCACGGCTGGAGCAAGGGCCATAAGGATAGATACGACTCGCTGCACTACGTCGGCAAGCCGATCCGCCAGCGCTTCGTGCTGCCCAGCGAGGAAGTATTGACGCAATCCGCGCGCGCCGGCCATGCCGACTACCGCAAACCAGCCGAACAAACCCAGACGCAATGGCTGACCGACTGTTTTTTCGCCTTCGCCGAATCGGTCAAGGGCCACCCATGACCGCACACCGCACACCACACCGCACACCATACCGCACGGGCAAGAACCGCGCCAATAGGGCAACCGCACGGGCGCACGGGCTTTCCCGCGTAGGTGCGCGTACACGTACAAACGCACTCGCTCGCCCATCCCGCGCGCAACTGTTCACGTACACTGGTGTAAACCCCGTGCGCCCGTGCGGTCCCTGTGTCCGTGCGGGTCTTGCCCGTGCGGTCACCCGTGCGGTGTGGTGTGCGGTGTGCGGTACGCACGATTCGCGCGCGCTTTCTCTCTCATTTACCGCCAAAGGATAAAAAAAGTGATTAGGAACCAAGCAGGTCGCGGCGACATCGATAGCGACATACGCATCACAATGTCCTGCATGACAGAACCGGAAGCATGGGAGTTGGTGGCGTCAATTCTTGAGCTTGGCCAGCGTGCAATTAGCAAGAATCTTAAAAAAAGGCTGCGCGACCTGCTTTTCCGCGTTGAGTCGGAATACGAAAAGCAGTTCGGCCGTATTTGGTGTCCGTTCTGATTGGCAAACGAATGACCGAGACAACCACCACGCCGGCCACCATGAAAAAAGGCGACTTCGCCCGCTTCCTTGGCTTGGCCCCGTCCTACATCACCGCCCTGGTCAAGGCCGGGCGTGTCGTCACCGATGGTGAAGGGCGGGGCGCGCTGATCCGCGTCGGCGAATCGGTGGCGCTGATCGAAGCGACGCAGGCTGGCCGCTTCGATGTCGCCCGCCGCCATGCCGCCGCGCGCCGCCGTGGCGCGTTCGAGGTTCCGGGTGATGGTGTGCCACGGTCAACGCCGGAAAACGCGCCAAAACGCGATTCTGAAAGCCACGACCCGGAACGCCTGGTCGATGCCAAGACGCGCAAGGAGTCCGCGCAGGCCGACCAGGAAGAAATGAAAGCCGCGCAGATGGCCGGCAACCTGATCGCCCGCGAAGACGTCGACGCCGCCATGAAGTTCCTCGGCGCCAGCGTCCGGGCCGCGATGGACATTTTCCCGGACCAGACCGCGCCGATCTTGTGCGCCGTCAGCGACCTTAACGAAACCCACGCACTGCTGACCGAAGCCTGCCGCAATGTGCTGCACGACATTGGGGTGGCGATTGAACGTCAGCAGGGTCAACTGCAGCAAAAAGGAGGATGAGATGACGCAACGAGAGATAGCCGACCTTGGTGTAGATGGGTGTTGGGACGACTTCATGAAACGCGCCGGAGAGTTTGATTCGTGGTCTGCCGTCCTTCAATTGATGCGGTGGGCTGATCGCATGCGTCCCGGAAAGCGCAGCAAGAAGCGCCTGCAAGCTGGTGTTCAGCGGGCGCTGGATTGTTATCAGAAAACGTTCGGAATGGAGTGGGTTCCGTTCTAAATGCGCCAGCTCCCCCACGCTATCCCCTACTGCCTGACCACGCTGGCCGCCGCGCTGGCGCCCCGGCGGGCGCTCACCGTCAGCCAGTGGGCGGACGACCATCGCGTGCTGTCCGGCAAGCAGGCGGGCGAGCGCGGGCGCTGGCGGACTTCGCGCAATCCGATCCTGCGCGAGATCATGGATTGCCTGTCGGCCAGTTCGCGCGTCACCGACATCTGGGTCATCAAGTCGTCGCAGGTCGGCGTCACCGAGGCGACCGTCAATTTCCTCGGCTACACCTTCGACCACGCCCCGGCGCCGGTCATGGTGCTGATGCCGACGCTGGATTCCCGCGACGCCTGGAAGGCGCAGAAGCTTAACCCGCTGCTGCTCGAAACGCCGGTCATCCGCGATCTGCTCGGCGGCCAGCGCTCGCGCGATTCGGCCAACTCGAAAGACATGATCGACTTCCCCGGCGGCGTGCTGTTCCTGGCCGGAGGCAACTCGCCAAACTCCTACGCCCAGCGCAGCGTCCGCTATCTGATCATGGACGACCTCGACCGCTTCCCCGGCGAAGTCGGCGAAGAAGGCGACCCGGTATCGCTGGCCAAGGGCCGCACAAAAGCCTTCGCCCGCGCCAAGCGCTTGTTCATCTCGACGCCAACCGTCAAGGGCGAAAGCATGATCGAACGCGGCCACGCCGAATCAGACCAGCGCCGCTATTTCGTCCCATGCCACCATTGCGGCGAGTTCCAGCCGCTGGAGTGGGGTGGAAGCGAGGCCGCGCACGGCATCAAGTGGCGCGGCGAAGGCGAGCGGATGGAAGCCTTCTACGTCTGCAACCATTGCCAGGGCGAAATCTACGAACACCACAAGCCGGCCATGCTCGCCGCCGGCCGCTGGATCGCCGCTTATCCAGAGCGCAGCACGCGCGGCTACCACATCAGCGCCCTCTACGCGCCCATCGGCCTCGGCCCGTCGTGGTCCGACCTGGTGCGCGAATGGCACAGCGCCGTCAAATCGCCCGGCACCCTGCGCACCTTCGTCAATACCCACCTCGGCGAATGCTGGGAAGAGCAGGGCGACCACGTCGAGCCCACCGGCCTGCTCGCCCGCCTCGAAGACTACGAAGAAAAAGCCAAAAGCCTGGCGCGCACCGCCGGCGTCGACGTGCAGAAAGACCGCCTCGAAGCCACCGTCGTCGATTGGGACGCCGGCGAAGAAGCCTGGGTCATGGACCACCTGATCATCCCCGGCGACACCGCCCAGCCCGAAGTCTGGGTGCGCCTTGACGAAGAGTTGAGCCATTGGGCGCCGGAAATCGTCGCCGTCGATAGCGGCTACAACACCAGCATGGTCTATGCCTTCGTCGAAAAACGCCGCTGGGCGCTGGCCGTCAAGGGCCGCGCCGGGCCGGGCGTGCCGATTGTCGAAGACGAGAAAAGCCGGCGCCTGCGCCTGCGCCGCCAGCGCAAGAAGGGCATCACCGTCCATCTGGTTGGCGACGACCAGGCCAAGGCGCTGATCTACTCGCGCCTCAAGATCACCCAGGCCGGCCCCGCCTACATCCACTTCCCCAACGCCGGCGGCTTCGATGACGAATATTTCGCCCAGCTCACCGCCGAAAAGCTCGTCACCAAGATGCGCGGCACCCGGCCCTACACCGAATGGGTGCAAACCCGCCCGCGCAACGAAGCGCTGGACTGCCTCAAATACGCCCTGGCCGCCCTGCGCCTGGCCGGCATCGACCTGCGCGCCAGAGCCACCGCCCGCCCCGAAAAAACACCCGACCCCAAGTCCGAAAAACCCGCATTCGTTCAAAAACAAACCCGCGCCGGCGGCTTCGTGAAAGGCTGGAAATGAGCAACTACCTGATCCGCACGCTGGCCGACGCCATCGCCACGCGCATTTCCGACCACCCCGCACACAGCCCGGCGGAGTTGGCCAAGGAAATCGAGGCTGTCTTCCATGAACGCTATGCCGGCGAAACCGTCCAGCTCTACGTTCCGAAGCTGCCGGCCGCCATCCGCCGCGACCGGCGCGCGGCCATTGTGGCGCAATACAACGGCCACAACGTCAAGGAACTTGCGCACCGCTTCGGCATATCGCAATCGGCGGTTTTCAAGATTCTTGCCGCCCGCTCGCTGTAATTCTCCCACTGAAAATTACAGCGCCGCCTAGCCACACTGCGAGGCATGGAAATCCCGACCACCGAGCCGTCGACCGTCACGGCGGGCGATACTGTCACCTGGCTGAAAAGCCTGTCCGATTATCCGGCCTCGGGCGGGTGGTCGCTGGCCTATCGCCTCATCAATTCCGCCGGCAAGATCGACATCGACGCCACCGCCTCGGGCGCCGACCATCTGGTCAGCGTCGCCGCCGCCACCACGGCGAGCTGGCTGGCGGGTGACTACGACTACATCGCCACCGTCACCAAGGCCGCCGAGCGCTACACCGTCGGCAACGGGCGCATTACCGTCGCGCCCAACCTCGCGGCGCTCACCACCTACGACGGGCGCAGCATCGAGCGCAAGGCGCTGGAGGCGCTGGAATCCGCCTACCTGGATTACCTGACCAACCACCAGGGACACGTTCAGGAATACGAGATTGCCGGCCGCCGCATGAAATTTCGCAGCGCTGCCGAAATCTGGGACCAGATTTCACGCTTGCGCGCCGAGGTGCGCAAACAGGATGACGCTGCCGCAATGGCGGCCGGCATCAACCCCAAACGCCGCGTCATGGTGAGGTTCAATTCGTGAGATTACTCGACCGCATCCGGTCGGCGTTCGGCATCCGTCCGCCGCAGGTCCGGCGCTTCAGCGCCGCCCAGCTAAATCGCCTCAACAGCGGCTGGTCGACGCTCAACGTGTCGGCAAACAGCGAATTGCGCATGGACCTCGAAGCCCTGCGCGCCCGCTCGCGTGACCTGGCCAATAATAACGACTACGCGCGCAAGTTCCTGCAAATGGTCGAAACCAACGTCGTCGGGCCGGATGGCTTCATCCTGCGCAGCCTGGCCGCCAAGCCCGACCGCACGCCGGACCAGGCCGACCGCAACGCCGTCGAAGAATCCTTCGCCGCCTGGTCCGCCGCCGGCCAGTGCGACACCACCGGCACCTATGCCTTCGCCGACATGCAGCGCCTGCTGCTGCGCGCCGTCGCCCGCGACGGTGAAGCCCTGGTGCGGCGCATCAAGGATCGCCGCTACCCCTTCGGCTATCGCCAGCAAATCCTCGACATCGACCGCCTCGACACCCGCTACAACGACGACCTCGCCAACGGCAACAGCATCAGCATGGGCGTCGAGCTGGACGGCAACGGCCTGCCCGTCGCCTATCACCTGCTCACCCGCCACCCCGGCGACAGTTTGCGCGGCGGCACTGCCGCATCCGTCAAACGGGAGCGAGTCCCGGCGGCGGACATTTTTCACCTGTTCCGCCCGGATCGCCCCGAGCAGACGCGCGGCGTGCCGTGGATGCACACCGCCATGACCCGCCTCAACATGCTCGGCGGCTACGAAGAAGCCGCGCTGGTTGCCGCCCGCACCGGCGCCGCCAAGATGGGCTTCTTTACCAGCCCCGACGGCGACCCTTTGCCGGCATCAGACGGCCAGGACGACACCGGCGAATTCATCACCGACGCCGACCCCGGCACCTTCGGCGTGCTGCCGCGCGGCTACGAATTCCAGTCTTTCAACCCGGATTATCCACAGGCGAACTACGATGTCTTCGTCAAAGCCTGCCTGCGCGGCATCGCCTCGGGCCTCGGCGTCGCCTACAACACCCTGGCCAACGACCTCGAAGGCGTCAATTTCAGCAGCATCCGCAGCGGCACGCTCGAAGAACGCGACAACTGGATGGTTATCCAGAAATGGTTCATCAGCGCCTACCTGATCCCCACCTTCAACGACTGGCTCGAATCCGCCCTGCTCGCCGGTGCTATCCTCGCGCCCAACGGTTTCGCGCTGCCCGCCTCCAAGCTCTACAAGTTCAAGGCGCACACCTGGCAGGGTCGCCGCTGGTCGTGGGTCGATCCGCTCAAGGACATCGAAGCCAGCCTCGCCGCCATCCGCGCCGGCCTCAACAGCCCGCAACAGGTCGCCGCCCAGATGGGCCTCGACCTCGACGACATCATGGAAGCCCTGGCCACCGCCAACGCACGCGCCCGCGAAATGGGTCTGCCCGAATACAGCAGCCCGACGCCGGAGCAGCCGGTTGCTGCCGATGTCAACGCCGCGCCCGAAGTCGTCGCCGCCAAACACCACGCCGACGCGATGGTGCGCAGCGCCGAACTGAACCGCGACGCGGCAGCGCTGATGAAGCCCGAGCCGGCGCCCGCCGTGCCGCCCATCGCGTTGCACCTGCAGCAGGATGAAGTCACCCGCGAACTGGCCCGTAGCACCGAAGCCACCGTCGCCGCCGTCAAGGAACTCGCCAAGGAAGTCGCCGACATGAAGATCATCGTTAACGTGCCGGAGCAGCGCGAAATGCCGGCCCCGCAATTCCACTTCGCGCCCGTCACCAACGTGGCGGCGCCGGAAGTCACCGCCCACTTTGAAGCCATCATGCCCGAAATCAGCCGTGTCGAAATCAGCGGGCTGCCGGCGCGCAAGACAACCACCGAAATCACCCGCAACCAGGCGGGCGAGATCATCAACAGCACCCAGATCGAGGCAGACGCATGAGCGTACAACTGAACGGCCAGCCCGGCGAAATCCAGATGACCATCCAGATCACCCGAGCCGCCACCGGCAAAACCGAAGAAGTCGAACTGGTCGGATTTCTCGACCCTGAACAACTGGCTGCTTTGCAAGCCGCTGAAACCGAACCCAAGGAGCAATAAACATGGCCGTCACCCACTCGAATTCCGCGCTTTCTGCCGCCACCGATGCCGTCACCGCCCTGATCGGCGCATCCGGCAAACTGAAATTCCGTCTTGCCGGAACCATCGGCTCGCCCGGCGCCGCCGTCGCCACGCTCAACCTGTCGGCCACCGCCTTCCCGGCCTCGACCAATGGCCTGGCCACCGCCAACGCCATCACCAGCGACACCAACGCCACCGGCAACGCCTCGCCGGTCGCCAACGCCTCGCTGGAAACCTCGGGCGGCACGTTGATCATCCATTGCGCGGTCGCCGCCTCGGCCAGCGACATCGACATGACCAACGGCCTGACGGTCGCACCCGGCGACACCGTGAGCTGTTCGTCGCTGACGTACAAAGCTATCTCGGCCTGATGCCATGCTGAACGATACCCAACTCGCCACGCTGAAGGCCGACATCTACGCCGATCCGGTATTGGCCGCATACGCCGCCGATGGTACACAGAACGCCATTCAAGCCGCGTACAACACGGACGCCTCCCCCGCCTTTACGGTGTGGAAGCCCGACTTGCGCCCCGACGTGATCCCTGCGGTCTTCACTTGGAACGAGATTGACGCGCTGACCAACGGCAAGGCCCGCATCTGGGAATGGATGCGCCTGTTGCCCGCCCTTGACTGCCGCATTCAGAATATCCGCCAAGGCCTGAACGACGCATTCTCGGCAACCACGACCACCAAGGCATCGGTGTTGGCGGCGATCAAGCGCCCTGCGTTGCGTGGTGAGCGTCTGTTTGCTACCGGCACGGGTTCGGATGCGTCACCGGGCATCCTCGTAGTGGTCGGCAACCTGACCGACGTCGACATCGACAAGGCGTTGAGGCTTCCGTAATGGCACTCTCCTATTCCGCCTATACCGCGATCACCCTTGACCTGACCTCGCTGGCGAGCTCCACGGACTTCTCGGCGGGTCGGGAGTCGGACGCAATCGACAACAGCACGAACCTCTACGAAGAAGTTTTGGTTTCGGGTTCGGCCGCTGTCGGCACCACGCCAACGATCAATACCACCATCGCCGTCTATGTCTATGCCCAGCATGACGATACGCCCACGTATCAGGACGTGCTTGATGGTACGGGCAGCGCGGAAACCTTTACGTCTGCGGGTGTTGCGTCGGGGGCGCTTCGCTTGCTCGGCACCATGAGCGTCGACTCCACGACCACAGACCGCATTTACTACCTCGCGCCGACTGCCGTAGGTCCGTTGTTCGGTGGTGCTATCCCGAAGCGATGGGGCTTGTTCGTCACCCACAATACCGGCGTGGCGCTGAAGTCATCCGGCAACACGGGCAACTTCAAGTACCAAGGGCTGAAGTTCTAAGTCGTTATGATGAAGCCGGTTCCGTGGACTAGACAACCGCAATATTCGGTCGGGATTGATTGGGACAATCCGATCACGCGGGGGATTGCCTTCGCGTTCGAGGCGTCATTGGGGCAGCGCGACATTGTAACCGGCGCAGGAGAGCCGAGTGGAGCGGGTGTTTCGCCCTCCGTTGGGCAATACGGAAAACAGTTTAATTTTTCGGGGTCGCAGGCAAACAGGTCGTGTAGTTTCGGCGTCCATAAAGGGTTGATGGGCGCAACGTCAATGACGCTTGATGTCCTTGTATATTTTAATGGGGCAAACCCGAGCACCCACATGTTTGGGCAATGGGATCACAATCCCAAATGGTTGCTTCATATTAACTCGGGTTCAATTGTGTGGGTTGCTGCACAAGATGATGCCCTAAACCGCAGAAGGTTTGACAGTTCCGGGTTTTATATTTCGGCGGCTGGCTGGTATCGCATCATTTGTTCGTGGCGTGGTGGTTCGGATGCCACCATGATGGTAAATCGATCGGTTATATCTACCAGCCAACTAAGTTACACGGCAAACACCATAGGACCGTCGAATACACTGGATTATCTCCAACTCGGGATAACAAATGGTGGCGCTGCGCTTTCAGGGTGTGTCGCGTTTGCCCGCGCCTGGCGAAGGGGACTGTCAATTCATGAAATGCGGTCGCTACACGGCACCCCGTGGCAAATATTTGCCCCGCTTGAACGTCGTCGTGGTTCAGTCGGCGATCCTCCGCAGCTTCTCGCCCCAACCGGACCAGCCACCAGCACCGGCTGGCTCTCCTCGACGGGCGGCGACCTCTATACCTGCGTCGATGAAGCCACCGCAGACGGTGCCGACTACGTTTACACGACCACGCCGGGATCGGTGGTGGAATGGACATTCCCATCGGGCGGCGCAGTCAGTGCCAATGGCGGATTCGTCCGCTACCAAATCCCTGCCGGCACCGGCTCGGTGTCTGTCGAGCTTCGACAAGGCGCATCGCTCGTTCAGACGCTCGGGACGCACACCCTGACCGGCTCTGTCCAGAACATCGAAGTGGCAATCACCGCCAGCACCACGGACTCGGTTGATCTTCGGGTTCGCTTCACCGGCAACGCATAAGGAAACAACATGCTCAATCTAGCCTCTACCTCTGACCTTCTGAAAGTCGTCACCGGCTCGGCGGGCACCATCGAAGTCCATGCGACATGGGTTGATCTGCTGACCACGACCGGCGCCGCCACTCCCGGCAGAACCAACACGGCAGACATCTCTACCGCAGCCACCACGACGGTGGTCGCCAGCCCTGCGGCCAGCACGATCCGCAACGTCAAGCTGCTGTCGATCTACAACGCCCATGCCAGCGTGTCGAATCTGGTGACGGTCAATCACACCGATGGCACGGTCGAACAGATCCTCTGGAAAGGCACCCTTGGCCCCGGCGAGTCCGTCGTCTTCAACGAAGGCACCGGATGGATTCGCCTGAACTCCGCAGGCACGCCGACCGGCTCCAACCTCGCGGCGCAATCCGATGTCCAAACCTTCACCGCAAGCGGTACCTGGACGAAACCGACCGCCTTTACCCCGAAGGTCGTCATCGTCGAGATGATCGGTGCCGGCGGCGGTGGTGGGGCGGGTGCCTCTCTGGCCACGGCAGTGGTTGCTAAAGGCGGCGGCGGCGGTGGGGGTGGCTGTTGGGTGCGCTGTGTTTTCGCGGCGAATGACCTTTCCGCGACGGTAGCGGTCGGCGTTCATGCGGGGGGTACGGCAGGCGCGAAAGGTGCGGCAGGCGCGGCAGGTGGCGCGGGCGGTATCGGCGGCAACACGACCTTCGGCTCCTACCTGACGGCCTATGGTGGCGGTGGCGGTGCTGGTGGCTCGAACTCGGCGGCGGTCACGGGCGGTGGCGGTGGCGGCGGTGCAGGCGGTGCAGGCACTTCCGGCACGACTTCAGCCGGTACGGGTGGTATTCCGACCGCAGCAACCAATGGTGTCGCCGGGCAAGGCGTTACTGGAACGGTTGCTGTCGCAACCACGAACAACGCGGAAAACGGCGGTGCGGGTGGTGCTGGTTCGGCCAATCCTCCGGTCGCGGCATCGAAGGGCGGGTCGTCGCTGCGCGGCGGTGGCGGCGGTGGCTCTGGCGGTGGTCACACGGCAACCCCGGCGATTGTGGCTGGCGGCGAAGGCGGCAAGTCTGGTTCGTGGGTTACGGGCGGCGGCGGCGCGGTTGGGGCCGATGGTGCAGCGCCCACGGCAGGCGGCGCAGGCGGCGCAGCGAACTCCTACAAGGGCGGCAATGGCGGCGGGGGTGGCGGCACGACGATCACGGCTTCGACCAATGGTGGCAATGGCGGCGATGGTGGGGCAGGCGGCGGGGGCGGTGGCGGCGGTGGCGTCGGCATGAATCCGGGCCTCGGCGGCGACGGCGGCAAGGGCGGTTCGGGCATCTGCATTGTCTATTGCTGGTAATCCAGCGTGGCCAAAGGCGCATTCGATAAAACCCAAGTAAGGGCTGGCTGGTTCGACGAATCCGCCAAGTCCTCGGGTTGGTTCGACGGAGATAGCCTTGATTCTGTAACAATCGACGCCAAGGTTTCCTGGCTTCAGCTTGAGTTGCCTGCGGCTCCAGCTGGCGGCACCGTTACAGCGACGCTCGCCGTCAGCGAAGCGTCCGACACGGTCAGCGCTGCCGCCACGCTAGTAATTTCGGCCACCCTGACGGCGACCGAAGCCGCCAATACCCTGAGCGCGACGGCCACGGTGCCGGTCACGGCGGTCGCTTCCCTTAGCGAAGCCGCCGATACCCTGGCGGGCAGCGGGACCGCCGCCCTCGCCGGAACCTTGGCCAAGACCGAGGCAGCCGATACCGGAAGCGCCGCTGGAACAGTTTCCGTCGCCGCCAGTGCGGCCCTGTCCGAGGCGGCGGATACGATTGGCGCGACGGCCACGCTAGGCATTGCGGCCACCCTGGCAGTGACCGAAGCCGCCGATACCCTGGCAGCCAGCGGCACCGTCGTCAGTACAGTGGCGGCGACGCTTAACGTGACCGAGGCGGCCGATACCATGGCAGCCGCCGGGTCGGTGCCGCTATCCGCCAGTGCCGGCCTGACCGAAGCGGAGGACAGCCTGGCCGCAGCCGGCACTATTGCCGTCGCTGCGACGCTGGCCAAGACCGAATCCGCGGACACCATGAGCGCCGCGGCGACGATTTTCGATGTCGTCCTCGCCACGCTGGCCAAGACCGAAGCCGCGGATAGCCTGGCATCTGCAGGCACTGTGGCCGTCGCTGCGACGTTGGCGAAAACCGAAGCTGCCGATACCTTGAGCTCCGCCGGCCAGTTGGCTGTTGCTGCCGCGCTGGCCAAAACAGAAGCCGCCGACTCGATGAGCGCCGCGGCGACGATCTTCGACGTCGTCATCGCTTCCCTTGCCAAGACCGAAGCCGCGGACAGCCTGGCCGCGGCTGGCACACTTGCCGTCGCTTCGACGCTGGCGAAAACCGAAGCCGCCGACAGCCTGACCGCAGCGGCCGGCATCACGATTAGCGCCAGCGCCATTGTCAGCGAGGCCGCCGACACGGCTTCAGGCCTCGGCGCCATCACCGTGCTGGCGAGCGCCGGCCTGAGCGAAGCTGCCGACCAGCTGGCGGCGAACGCGACTGTCGCCACCCCGCCGTGCCTGGCGACGCTGAATGTGACCGAGGCGGCCGATACCCTGGCCGCGCTGGCGAGCGCCGCCGTCGCCGCGGCCTTTGCCGGCAGCGAAGCCGCCGACAGCCTGAGCGCCTCGACCGCGGTTGCGCTGGCGGCCGCGCTGGCGGCTGTCGAAGCCGGAGACACAGTCACCGCCCAGGTCGCAGTCGGCATCACCGCCGCCGCCTCGCTGTCCGAGGATGGCGACACGCTGGCCGCCACCGTCTCGGTCGTCGGCAACACGATCAGCGCCGAGACCATGACCCGCCTGGCGGAAATCTGGGCGCGCCTCGAGCTCGACCCGAACCGGCCGGTCGCGGTGTCTGCGTCAGAAATTGCCTTCGGACCGATCGTCCAGGCCATCTCGGCGGCCGGCGCCGCGCGCAGCGGCCCGGCGATCGCGGCCACGGTCGATGCCGATACGATGGTCGAAGAAATCTGGCAACGCCTGGGCCTCGATGTCGACCACCCGCTGGTGCAGAGCGAAAGCGCCATCGACGTGGCCGGCATCCATTGCGTCGTCAGCGAGGCCGCCGGCGTCGTGACGGTGCACCGTGCTTGATCCCCGCGCCGTCGCCTGCTTGGGCATCGGCACCGCCGCGCCGGTCATGGCGCGGCTCGGTCTTTGGGACATCCCAATCGACGCGCCGGTCGGCGATTTCTATCCGTCCGGCCGCGCGCAGCCCGGAAAGAAATCCAGCCTGCGCCACCAGGCCAAGGCCGGCGCCCGCCTGGTGCTCGGGGTGGGTATCCGCAGCGAGGCGCGCCTGGTGCTCGCCACGTCCGTTGCGGTCAACCTGCCGCCCGCGGCAGAAATCACAGCCGGCCTGCGCCTCGGCGCGAATGCCGGAATACAGGCCGCTCCGGCCCTTGAAGCCACGGCGGACTGCCGGGACATCCTGCTCGAAATGATGCTGCTGAGCGACTGAAATCCGCTCACAGGCGGCACGGGTTGCAAAAAATCACGATAGCGTCACATTCAACCCGACAGGATTTCCTTCGTGAAAAACTGGTATTCCATTCAGGCCAGGGCCGACCAGCCCGCCGAAATCTCGGTCTTCGACGAGATCGGCGCCTGGGGCGTCAGCGCCAAGCAGTTCATCGGCGAGCTCAAGGCCATCGATGCGACCTCGATCAAGCTGGCGATCAATTCGCCGGGTGGTTCTGTGTTCGACGCGCTGGCCATGTACAACGCGCTGCGCCAGCACCCGGCGAACGTCGAAGTGACGGTGCTCGGCATTGCCGCCTCCGCCGCCTCGCTGCTGGCGATGGCCGGCGACACCATCATCATGCCGGAAAACGCCTTCATGATGATCCACAACCCGCTCAACTTCGCCTACGGCAACGCCGACGAGCTGCGCGAGATGGCCGACGTGCTGGACAAGATCGGCGCCTCGCTGATCGCCACCTATGCCGCCCGCACCGGCCTGCCGGATGACGAGATCAAGGCGCTGCTCGATGCCGAGACCTGGCTCAATGCCGAGGAAGCGGTGCTCAAGGGCTTCGCCGACGAGCTGCAGCCGGCGCTCAAGGTCGCTGCCGCCTTCGACATGGACCGCCTGCCGGATGCCGTCCGCGCCAGCATCGCGCCGCAAGCCGATCCGCAGCCGAAACCCGAGCCGGAACCGGAAGACAACCACCCGCTCGATGCCGCGGCCGTATTGGCGATCTGCGCCGGCGTCGGGATGTCCGCCCACGCCGACAGCCTGATCCTCGATCCCTTGCTGACGACCCGAGCCGACCTCGAGGCCGCGCTTGCCGAAGCGCAAGAGATAGTCGCCGTGTGCGCCGCCGGCAAGCTGCCCGACATGGCCGCCAAGCTGATCAAGGCCCGCGTCCCGCTCGCCGCCGTCCGCGCCCGCCTGCTCGAAGCGCGCGCCGCGCTCGACGCCGCTGCGCCGGTCAACAACCACCTTCCCACCAGGCCGACGCAACATGCGCAGCAGTCGGCAGTCAGCATCGCCGGGATCTACGCTGCGCGCCGCACCACCCATTAACCGTCGATAAGGAACCCCGAAATGACGACCTTTACTGAAGCAGCACGCGCCGGCGAGTTCATTATCGCCGAAGGAAACGGCTCCATCAGCCGCGAAGAAGTCACCATCCTGTCCGGCCAGAACCTCGCCGCCGGCACCGTCGTCGGCAAGGTCACGGCGTCCGGCAAGTACATTGCCTACGACGACGACAACGCCGATGGCTCGCAGGCCGCCGCGGGCATTCTTTATGCCGCCGTCGATGCCTCCGCCGCCGACAAGAAGGGCGTCATCATCGCCCGCCATGCCGAAGTTGCCGATTCCCTGCTGGTCTGGGCAGGCACCAACGATGCGGGCGACAAGACCGCCGGCAAGGCCGACCTGGCCGCGCTCGACATCATCATCCGCTAACCGGCGCCCGAATCCCTAGAAAGGAATACAGAAATGGCCAGCTTCGATATTTTCAACGACGACGCCTTCTCCATGGTCTCTTTGACCAAGGCGATCAACGAACAGCCCTACGTGCCCGGCCGCATCGGCCAGCTCGGCATCTTCTCCGAGGAAGGCATTCCGACGACCTCGGTCTCCGTCGAGTTCGACGGCGCCACCCTCAACCTGGTGCCCGCCGGCCAGCGCGGCGCGCCTGCGGCCAACAGCAAGAGCGACAAGCGCAAGCTGATCAACTTCAACACCATCCACCTGCCGCAGCGCGCCCGCATCCTGGCCGACGCGATCCAGGGCGTGCGCGCCTTCGGTTCGGATTCCGAGCTGGAGACGGTCCAGGGTATCGTCAACAAGCGCCTGGCCAAGATGCGTTACGCGCTCGACGCCACCATCGAGTACCAGCGGATCGGCGCCATCAAGGGCCAGATCCTCGACGCCAACGGGTCGACCGTCCTCGAAGACCTGTTCTCGCGCTTCGGCCTCTCGCAGCAGACCAAGGCCATGGTCTTCGCCACCGCGACGACCAACATCCGGACCAAGGTCATGGAAGCCAAGCGCCTGATGGAAGACGCGCTCGGCAACGCCATGTACTCCGGCGTCCGGGCCCTCTGCTCGCCGAGCTTCTTCGACGCGCTGACCGGCCACGCCAAGGTCGAATCGGCCTTCGTCAACTGGCAGAGCAACGAAGCCATGCGTAGCGACGTGCGCGCCGGCTTCCTGTTCGGCGGCGTGATGTTCGAAGAGTATCGCGGCACTGTCGGCGGGGTGGACTTCATCGCCGCCGATACCGCCTACCTGGTGCCGGAAGGCGTGCCCGACCTGTTCGTCACCCACTACGGGCCGGCGGATTATGTCGAAGCCGCCAACACCATCGGCCTGCCGTACTACGCCAAGCAGGAAGTGCTGAGCATGGGCAAGGGCATCGACCTCGAAGCCCAGTCCAACCCGATCAGCATCTGCACCCGCCCGCGTGCCGTCGTCAAGCTGACCGCGGCGTAACATGGCTGACGCATTCGAAAGAATGCACTCGCGCCTCTTCGCCCGCCTCGGGCGGGAGGCGCTTTTGCGTGGACTGCCGACCGTCGTCATCCTCGAGCATGGCGTGGCCGTGACGGGAGAGTATGGCGCCGTCGCCGGCTATCGAAGTTTCGCCACGATCCCCAACGCCGCCGCGCCAAAAGTCGGCGATGCGCTGGTCGTCGATGCCAGGACCTACGCGGTCGACGGCATCAACGAAAACGACGGCTACACGACGACGGTGGTGCTGCGATGAGCGGCCCCGTCATTGTCAATCCTGAACTGCTGAAGAAGGTCGCCGACGAGCTGGGGCTGGCCGCCGCGGTCGTTGCCCGCACGGTCTATCGGTCGCTCAACAGTGTGGCAGGCAAGAACACGACGCGCAGCCGGCGCGAAGTGGTCAGCCGCGTCAACCTGAAGGACAAGTACGTCCGCGACAGGATGGACCTGCAGAAGGCAAGCCCGAAGCGCGCGACTGCGGTCATTTCCGCGCGCCGTCGCTCGACGACGCTGGCCACGTATGGGGCGCTGCAAAAGGTCAAGGCGGCGCCGGAGCCGAAGAACGGAAAGCGCAGGCACCCGCTGCGCGGCGATCCGTTGCGCGGCATACCGGCCGGCAAGATACAGGCGGGGATCTCGGTTTCCGTCAAGCGCGGTTCCGGCAGGAAGATTGTCGAAGGCGGTAAATCCTTTTTCGTGCCGCTGCAGGCGGGGTCGAAAGGTGGCGCCGCGAATGGCTTCGGCGTGTTCATCCGCACCGGCAGCGGCCGCAGCGCGATCAGGCATCAATACGGCCCGTCGGTCAATGACGTTCTGCGCCAGGTGTTTCCTGATATCCAGCCGGACGTCCAGGCTGAGCTGGAGGCCGCATTGCTGCGCCAGGCACGTTACGAATTCGGAAAGGCACTCGGCAAATGAGCAAGGCATCCGCCATCGCCCTGGCGATTTTCGACCGCGCCAGCGCGATTACCACGGCCAACGGCTACGCGACCAATATCGGCGCCACCGGCTACCGCGGGAAAACCTACCTCGACCCCGAGTCGCTGCCGTGCTTCGTGCTGATCGAGGACGACGACGAGGGCCAGTCGCGCAGCGTCTCGCGCAGCCTGACGACGACGACCTACATCCTCGAAGGTTACGCGAGCTGCGACCCGGACCACCCGAACGATGCCGGCCACCTGATCGTCGCCGATCTCAAGAAGGCGATCTTCGGCAGCGACCTGACGTTCGGCCAGGGCGTCACCGACATCGCCTGGAAGGGCCGGGCGATCGAGCCGCGCGAAGAGGGCACGACGCTGGTGGCGGCCCGCATCAGGTTTGCCCTGACTTACGTCGAGAACCTGGCCGCTCCCTGAAATCCGCTCACAGGCGGCAACTACTCCGGAAAAAGACACTGAAGGCTGAGCAATAGCCCGCTTTCGTGCCCGCCCGCAAGGGCCTTTCTGGAGAACCCGTCATGTCCGCATTCATCGGCGCCGGCATCGTGTCCGTCGCACCGTGGTCCGATACCACCGCTTTCGATTCCCTGACCTTCGTCGATGTCGGCAACGTCTCGAAGCTGGTCCCGTCCTTTTCGGAAGACCGCAAGACCCTCAAGAATTTCCGCAATGCGGCCGGCGGCAACTACGCCTCGTTCGCCCGCGTCGATTCCGCCGAGCTGCAGATGGAATTCCGCGACCTTTCCGCAGACAACCTGGCGCTGGCCTTGTGGGGCGATGCGACCACGGTGACCACGACGACCACCATCGAGGCCCTGCTCAACGCCGCGCCGCTGATGGCGATCAAGTTCGTCGGCACCAACCTGGTCGACGGCAAGGACGTGACGGCCAAGTTCCACAAGGTTCGCCTCGGCGCGCCGGAAGGCCTCGACCTGATCGGCGAGGATTTCGCCAACATGACGATCAAGGGCACGATGGAAGCCGACGAGAAGATTGTCACCGCCGGCAAGTCGCAGTATTTCGCCATCCTCCTGGAAGACTAAGCAATGGCCGCGACGGCAGAAATCACCGTCGCCGGCCGCCTGATCACCGTCCGCGAGCTGACGGTGATCGAGGTCCGCGACTGGGTGACCGAGATCGAGAACGGAACGCGCCTGATCGACCCGGCCGGCGATGCGTTGTTCGAACAGATGTCGCTGGCCGACGTGGTTCTGATGTCCGACGCCCCGGCCGATTGGCTGGATACCTTCGGGCCGAGCGAACTGCAGCCGCTGGCCGACCTGTGCCGGACGGTGAATCCGCATTTTTTTCGCTTGCGGGCGGTGGTTCAGGCGGCGCGCGTGGCCCAGGTGCGCGCGCTGCTGTCCGGCGTGCCCGCGTAAATATCGAGCGCAACGCCTGCGCCCTGGTCAGCCACGGGCATGCCGGCGTCTGGTCATACCCGTGGGGAGTCTACCTGACGGCACTGGAGGTTGCGAGTGGCAAGCAAGCTGGTTGAGCTGATCCTTTCGGCGGACGCGCAGGCGCTGATCGGCGCCACCAACCAGTCGCGCGCCGCCGTCAAGAAACTCGACGGCGAGTTTCGCACCCTTGAAAACTCGGTCAAGGGTGCGCTGTCCTTCGTCGGCATCGGACTCGGCGCCTCGGAAATCATCAAGCTCGCCGACAGTTACGGGCAAATGACCGGCAAGCTCAAGCTGGCCACCCAGTACAGCGGCGATTATGCCGAGACGCAGCAGCTGCTGCGCGATTCGGCGCGCAGCACGCGCTCGGAGCTGGGCGGCACGGTGCAGCTGTACACGACGCTGAGCCCGGCGCTCAAGGGCATCGGCCTCGGCGCCAAGGAGTCGGTCGGCCTGATCACGACGATCAACCAGGCCATCGGCCTGTCCGGCGCTTCGGCGGAGGCCGCCGAAGCGGCACTGGTCCAGCTTGGCCAGGGCTTCGCCGGCGGCGCGCTGCGCGGACAGGAACTGAACAGCGTCATGGAACAGACGCCGGCCCTGGCCCAGGCGATTGCCGACGGCCTCGGCGTGCCGCGCGGCGCGCTCAAGCAGCTGGGCGAAGATGGCAAGCTGACCGCCGATGTCGTGGCCAAGGCGCTGCAGAAGGTGGCTGACCAGGTCAACGACGACTTTTCACGGATGCCGGTGACGGTCGGCCAGGCATTGACCAACCTGAAGAACGAATTCATGGTCTTCGTCGGCGCCACCGACCAGGCCGCCGGCGGCACGTCGGCGCTGGCCGGCGTGATCAATGCGATCGCCGAGGAGTTTACCAACGCCGGGCCGGCGGTCACGGCGTTCTCATTTATCATCAAGACGCTTATTGCAGGTCTTGATGGAAGCTACAGGTTGCTGAAGGCTTTAGGGCTCGGCATCGCCGGCTATGCTGCTGCACTCAAAGAATCTCTGTTTGGAGACCTTGGCGCGGCCTTCGATAAACTGGCTAACGGAGACATAAAAGGAGCAATCAGCACAGCGCTCGCGGGCGATCTGAAACGATCAAAGTTCATTTTGCAAGAGCTGTCCATTGACCTTAATGAGGTCATGGGAAAACCGCTTATTGCCAATCCATTTGATCAGGTTGATGCGGCCGGGCAAAAGGCAATTAATACCACCCGCAAGCGCCTTCAGCTGGAAGAGCAGCTCGCCGAGCAGGTCAAGAAGTTGGAGCAACTGAAGGCCTATGAGGCCGGGAAGGCCTCCGACAATGTCGCGGCCAAGGAAAAGGCCAATATCGATGCGCGGATCGCCGACCAGAAGCGCCTGGTCGATGCCGTCCGGGCCGCCTGGAAGGACTCGCTGGCTGAGGCGGAAAAGGCGACCGAAGCGGCGCAGAAGAAGCTGACCAAGGCTGCCGACATCCGCGATGCCGGCGCCAAGACGAAATTCGACCTGAGCATTGCCGGCTTGCCGGAAGAAGACCAGCTCGCCGCCAAACAGGCGCGCTTCTACGAACTGCAGGGTGATGCCGAGAGTGCCGCGCGCGCCGCACGCATCGCCGCGCTCAAGGGCGACGCCAAGTCCTTCGATGCTGCCGCAGATGTGGCGGAAAAGAAGCTGTCTGCGGCGTTCGACATGGCGAAGGAGCTCAAGGATATTTTTGCCGTCGATACCCTGACCGACCTCTCGGCGGGCATCCAGGAAGCCGGCGCCGCCATGGACCAGCAGCGCGCCGCGGCGCAGAAGGAACAGGCAGCGAGCCAGGCCGCAATCCTGGCCGACCTCCAGAAGCAGCTCGACGACATGACCAGCAAGGCGCGCACCATCGAGGTTCAGGCCGATGTCAGCCAGGCGACCCTGGCCATCGCCGGCCTCAAGGCGCAGCTCGCCGAGATCCCGGATAACACGGTCAAGACGGTGACGGTACAGACCATCACCAGCAGCGCCAATCCGGCGGTGGCACAGGCGATTGTCGACAATGGCGGGTCGCTGCCGGTATTCGCCGGCGGCGGCCGGATTCGCGGACCTGGAACAGGCACCTCGGATTCGATCCTGGCGCGCCTGTCGGATGGCGAATACGTGGTCCGCTCGGCGGCGGTCAGCCACTACGGCGCCCACCTGCTCAACCGGATCAACAGCATGCAGCTGCCGAAGTTCGCCGAGGGCGGTCTGGTCGGTCGGGCCGGCGGTAGCGGATCGACGGTCAACCTGTCGCTCGACGGGCGCAATTACCGGATGCAGGCCAGCGCTTCGGTCGCCGCCGAGCTGGTCGATGCCGTCCGCCGTGAAGCATTGAGAAAGGGCGGGCGATGAGCCTATTGATCGGCAGCATGAGCATCCCCCAGCTGGCGGCGCTCGATATTGACCAGCAATACGAACCGCTCGGCGGCGAGACCATCCTGCGCGCGGCAAGCGGCCGCGGCATCAAGCAGATGACCTATCAGCGCCTGAAGGTGACGACCAGCGGCGCCGGCTGGCTGCCGCCCGGCCTCGACGACCTCGATTATTCGGAGCAGCACGTGCTCGGCTGCGTCACCCCGAAGCGCGTGCCTGCGGCCTTCGCCACCCGCCAGGCGACCCTGCCCGCGGCGCGCCGCAGCGATAGCGGATTTACCCCGTTCGGTACGGCCATCCTTGCCGGTGGCCGGGCGCTCTCGACCCCAGTCACGCTGGCCGGCAACGTGGCGACCTGCGATGCCGTCTCCGGCGCGCTGGAGTACATGGTCAGCTATTACCCGGCGCCGACCGTCTGGCTGATGCGCCCGCACGAGTCGGGCAGCCAGGGCGATGCGTCGTATCGCTGGGAACTCATCGCAGAGGAGGTTTGATGCAACACGCAAGCAATGTCAAGGAAACTACCCAGACAACGGGCACCGGTACGCTGGCGCTGGATGGCGCGGTGCCTGGTTATTTTGCATTTGGCGATATGGCCTGGGGAAGACAGATCATCTATCGCGTACAGATTGACAACATCTTTGAAATCGGCCTGGGCACCGTTCAGGACAACTTCGACGAAACGGGTTATGAGCTGACCAGAGACCTCGTGTTGATGTCGTCGGATTTCAATGGATACATCGACGGCGAAGACAATGATCTTTCTGCCATGCAGATCAGTCTGCCTGACGGCGAGAAGGATGTATTCGCCGTCGCGCTTGACTTGTCGATGGTTTCGCAGAACATTTTCATCGGCGACACACCGGCTGTCGGCTATCGTGCTGATGCTACCGGGTCGGCTGCCATGGCTGTCGGGATGAACTCGAACAGCAGCGCTCTGCGCTCTGTTGCGCTTGGATTTGGCGCTTCTGCCTCACATGAAAATTCGGCAGTGATTGGGAACACCGAAAGCCGCGGCGGCGGATTCTTCTGTTGCGGGTCGCAAAGATACGGAAACCCGAATGGATTCCCGACCTATTTCGGTGACACGCTGTTGTCGTATGTAGGCCTGTTTTCATACGGCGATACGATGCAGTTTCCTGATGCCTCGACTGACTTGATCGCCGGCAAGCTGACTATCGTCGTCGTTGACTCGACTGACGGGAATTATGTCGGCGAGTTGCGCTGGCTGGTCATTGATGGTTCGACTTTGGTAATCACCCAGGCGCTTACGCAGATTTACTCGACACGGTCTGGTCCGCCAACAATCACAATGTCGCTGGCAGCGCTGGTGGCAACCGACGAGAAAGCAGTGCGTGCCACGGTGTCAGGCGGGCTCACCGCTGAACGGATCATGATCAAGACAGAACTCTTCGGCACGCCGTGATCGCATCATCACCCATCGCCAGTTCGCCTCTTTCCGGGCCGCCGGCAACGCCGGGCGGTAGCGGTACGGCGGCCGATGGCGGGACGGTGGCGGGCGTATGGGGTATTCAGGTTCTGGTAAACGGGATTGATCTCAGCGCCGACGTGGTTGGCGAAGTCGTGGTCGAGGCTGAGGAAGGCGCGGCCCGCATTGCCGATCTGACGCTTTGTCCGGCCACCGGCAGCATTATCGATGTGCCTGGCTGGACGGGCAAGCCTGTGATCGTGCGATTTGTCAATATGCACACGGGCGTCCCGACCGATGCCCGTGTGTTGTTTTCCGGAATTGTTGATTTGCCAAGCGTCGACATGGTCACGCGCCTGCTCAAGCTGCGCTGTACAGATGATCTGCAGGGGCGTCTGGCGGCGCTGAGCAAGGCGGAAATAAATACGCTGGTAGGCGGCCTATGGTCTGCTGCCGTATTTTCTGCAGCTGCCTCGACCTATATCTATGCTCAGGACCGCCTGTCGACGCGGCCGGCAAGCGTTGATTTGTCGCCGGTCGGCGACCTGCGATTGACAGAATGGGCGGCCAAGGTCGCTGCCGATCTTGAGTTCACCGCCGACGAAATCATCGAAGGCAGTATCGCGCCTCAGCTGGCTGAACGGGCCGGGCTGACCAACCGCGTCGACCTGACGTTCAATTATCGTTTTCCACGGCAAAAGGCCGAGGGGTATGAAGTTAACTACGACTACCTTGCGCTGCACTCTACCAGCTTCGGTTACTGGGTTCGTGATGGCGGATCGTTTTTGCAGCGTGCAGCTACGCTGGCCGCGATCGAGAAAGCGGGCGGGTCAGTAGTTTCTGCGGACTGGATCGCCTTGCCGACGACCGCTCAGGTCATCCCAGGGTCGGGCGGATCACCCGCTGGCGTCTGGCTTCCGAACCCGGCTACTGACCCGGAGCTGTGCCTTGGGTTTTCAATCGTCGTTGCCTTCGACTACGGGCAGGACATTGACGAAACCTATACGATTACCGTTCACAACGAAGCCAGCATTGCCGAGCTCGGGGTGGTTCGTGAAACGATGACGGGCGCGCTGCAGGGTGAGTATGGCGATCCGGTGGCCGTCGAAACAAATGTTCTGCTTTATAAAAACAAGATTTCATCCATCCCGCCGAAGAATCTGGCGCCGGTCGTCGTCGGCCTGACCAATTCGGCAAACGTGACACTGACTACCGACAGCGATCGAGCAGCCGCCGAGGCGGCAATGGAGGTATTGATTGCGATCGCCAAGGTCAAGATATTCGCGTCTGCCCGGCGTAACCGCGTCGCCGCTTCGGTGCCGCTGAACTGTTCCATCGATGTTGACAAGACGATTTCCGTTGATGCCTCCGGGGTGCTGGCAAAGGGAAAAGTGGCGCGGGTTGTCCATCGCTTGCAGCCGGACAGCGGGCGCGCTGTAAGCGACTTCGAGCTGGCGATCTGCTCGGTGGCTGGCGTTGGTGTCACCCACCCTGAAGATGAAACAGTTGCTCCAGACGGGTCCAGCGATGGCGCCACGACCGCGCTCGATGCCCCGGAGGTGACGTGGAACGGTTTATTTGGAGAGGATCAGGTGATCACCATAGATTTCCCTGGCGTAGCGGACGCCGAGCGTGCAAAGGCTGCGGTAGCCATCACCAGGACGTACCGCGCGCCGCTGATTGAAGATGTCTTTACCATTACACTATAGGGCGCCGAAATGGCAAAAGACTTGACCGAAGCCCTTCGCCTGCTCACAGAAGGCGGCGCCGGGCAAACGTCCCGCGAAGAAAAAACACTGCCGGCTGCGCGTGTGGCGCCGGCAATACCCGCGCGCAGCGGATCAAGCCCGCCTCTGGCGCGCGGTTCATCCGGGTCGATTGCCAGCCCATTGGTAGAAACCGCTTATTCAGGGCGCAATTATTGGTCGTCTCAGATAATTACGTCGACCGATGGAATGATCACCTGGCAGATCGAGCCGATCAAAAAGATGTACTTTACCGACGCCAATAGCAGTACGGTTGAAATTGATTATGCAGAGCCCACGTGAATCTAAACCCGACCGGATTTGACAGGGCAATTCTGTTCGGACAGCCATTCCACGGCCTGTGGAAGGCGGGCAGTATCACGCTTCCGAATGCGGCGACGAAGACCTGCCCGGCGCCGCTTGATGGCTCCTGCGTCATGGTCAGGGTGCCCGGTCAGCCGGCGGTCGTTCGTTCCGATGACGAAGAAGCCGCCGACGCTTCGGCCGGTCGTGAATGGCTAAATTACGCGCTGATTTCAGGCGGGCGCTATGGACCTGTCGGTCCGATCGGAATCGATAACTCAGCCATTGTTTTCTATATTGACTCGACCAAGAAGCGCTGGCTTGTCCGATTTGAAAAGGACTCGTTCACGACGGGCGGCTTCTTTCTCAGGGTGCGGCGCTTTGGTCATATCGACGGTACGACTCAATCATGGTCGGCGGCCCAGTCGATCATGCTTCCGGCTGAAATATGGGGGGGCATCAGTTTTGCTGACAAGCTGACCGGTCATGCCCAGAACAGCACTGGCAGCGAGGCGGTGATCGGGACCAGCAAGTCGCTTCTCAGGCTGACGCTGTCGGGCGATGTCGATACGAGTGCTGCCGGCTATGGCCTGACCGTTGGCAATGAGCTGATTGAGTATGAAGGCCGGCCGTGTATCGCCAGGCAGACGCGAACGACGACGAACGGCGTGTTTACGGAAACGATGGTTGACCATTATTTTCAGCAGGACAACAGCACTGGCCTGCCGACCGGCGTGACCTATGATCGGACGCGTGTCTGGGTCGATGGTGCGCTGACCGAAGACAACGGGGCGCCGGCACCCGTTTCTGGATTCACGTGGGTTCCTGATGGACAGGACTATACGGTTACGTCGGCGAAGACAAAAATCGTCGAGTATCTGGAATCCGGCACTAAATACATTGGCGCCGGATTCCACGCTGACGCACTGCGGCTGGTTGGTCAGGAATACGCCTATACAAGCACAGAAACGACGACATGGAGCAATAACGCGACTTCCGGCCTGCTTGAGAGCTGGAAGCATACCGTCGTTACCAAACACCTGAAGTCAAAAATAGGCACCAGCGTGATCTATGACCATGCGGCAACGCTTTCTGAC